GACTACACAAATTGAGCATGGTAGAGATGGTAATATTAATGCACTGGTAAATGCAGCTGCTAAGTTTGAACAAATTAGACAGTCTTATAAAGGTGCATTTAGTGATATGAAAGATGAACAGCAAAGTTCTGTACGTGGGGGTGCAGGACTTGCATATGACCAGATGTAGTGTGCAAACCTATTATAAAGTGCAGCAGATGTGATGAGGTTTTTTGTTCAGGGCTTGATTACAGATGGCATTTTGATAAGCACATTGAAGAATGGTATAACAGTAAAAATAAACAAGAATATATTAAAAAAACCACACAATGAAAAAACAAATAATTATTCCAGTAGGTAAAAGACTACTTATCAAAAGACACACTGCAGAAAGTAAAACAGCAGGTGGCATTATAATTCCAGAAGTTGCACAAAAAAAAGAATACAAGGGCACAGTAGTTGGCATTGGTGCTGAGGTAGATGAGATAAGTATTGGTGATGTTGTACAATATGCAGAGCATGCTATGCCTACACCTATGAAGCATGAAGGTGAGGAGCATTTACTTCTTCAAGCAGGAGATGTATTTGCAATTATAAGATATGAGTAGAGTAATACCTACATATAAAAATAGAAAATGGACTGAAACTACATTTGAATCAGATCTAGAATTTAGAGAATATTTAGAAAGTATTCTTAAAGAACCAGGTAAATATAATTTTACTAATATAGCCTGGGAGTTTAACAATGAAGCAAAAGTCTTTAATACTCAAGGGTTTTATTGTAATAAACCTTTTAGGTCTAAAGACTTTGTTGGTTATTGGGAGGATCAGAAAAACAAATGTAGAACTGGTGTTATTTATAAAGATGGTGATAATGAATGGTATCTAACTAGAGACTATTATATGTGGCTTAACTTCCTACCTATCTTTGATAAGGAAGAAAAGAAATATGGTTTTGCAAAAGTTAGAGATGCACAATATCACATGGCTTTGTATGAACTTATTGCTGAGCTTAACAATCAGCATTCTGCCATACTAAAGAAAAGACAGATAGCATCTTCATATTTTCATATGGCTAAGATCATAAACCAGTATTGGTTTGAAGAAGGGTCTATATGTAAGATAGGTGCATCATTAAAAGATTATATCAATGATAAAGGTTCATGGAAGTTTTTAGAAGAATATAAAACTTTTTTAAATGAGCATACTGCTTGGTATAGACCAAGTAATCCAGAGAAAGTATTATTATGGCAACAACAAATTGAAGTAAAAGTAAATAACAGAAAAACTTCAAGAGGTCTTAAGTCTAAAATACAAGGTGCATCTTTTGAAAAGAATGCAACAACAGGTGTTGGTGGTCCATGTACTTATTTCTTTCATGAAGAGGCTGGTATTGCACCTAAGATGATGGAAACTTATGAATATCTTAGACCAGCAATGTCTTCTGGTATGGTAACTACTGGTATGTTTATAGCAGCAGGATCTGTTGGTGATCTTGAGCAATGTAATCCACTAAAAGATATGATTCTTAATCCTACAGCAAATGATATATATGCTGTAGAAACTGATCTAATGGACGCTGATGGTACTATTGGTATGGCAGGACTATTTATTCCTGAACAGTGGTCTATGCCACCTTATATTGATAGATACGGCAACTCTCAGATAGAAGAAGCAATACATGCTATCAAGTTAGAAAGAGAAAGATGGAAGAGTGAGTTAAATGCAGAACAATTTCAACTTAGAATATCTCAGAAGCCATTAAATATTGCAGAAGCATTTGCATATAGAAAAGAGTCTATATTTCCACAGGGTATACTTACTAAACAACAAAAGAAAATAGAAGAGAAAGAATATCCATATGAGTTAATTGATTTAGAAAGAGATGAGAAAGGTATAGTTGCAAACCGTACAAATAAACTTCCTATATCTAAGTTTCCTGTAGATAAAAAAATGCAAGATAAAAGTGGATCTGTTGTTGTATGGGAAAGACCAGTTAAGAATCCACAGTTTGGTGCATACTATGCATCTATTGACCCTGTATCAGAAGGTAAAACAACTACATCAGATTCTTTGTGTAGTATTTTTGTAATGAAGAATGCAACAGAAGTAATAAGAACTAATGAATTTGGTGACACAGAAACTTTTATAGAGAAGGATAAAATTGTTGCATCATGGTGTGGTAGGTATGATGATATAAATAAAACCCATGAAAGATTAGAAATGATTATTGAATGGTACAATGCATGGACTATTGTTGAGAATAACATTTCTTTATTTATACAGCATATGATTGCTAGAAAGAAACAAAGATATTTGGTACCTAAACAACAAATATTATTTTTAAAAGATCTTGGCTCAAACAGAACTGTATATCAAGAGTATGGTTGGAAGAATACAGGTAACTTATTTAAAAGCCATTTGATATCATATGGTATTGAATTTTTAAGAGAAGTCATAGATGAAGAATTAGATGTTGAAGGTAATGTTATGTCTCAAACTTTAGGTATTGAACGTATACCAGATCCAATGCTTATAAAAGAAATGCTTGCCTATTATCCAGGATTAAACGTAGATAGAATGGTAGCATTCTGTGCATTAGTGGCTTTTGGAAAGATTCAACAATCAAATAGAGGTTATACTAAAAGACGTGAAACAGAAGATAATTCTTTGGTTAATTCAGAAAAAATTGGTAAATTAAAGTATAGTCCGTTTAAAAATCTTGGACGGAGAAATGGTTATAATAGAACAAGAGTTAAGAGATCTGGTTTCAAAAATATTAGATAGATGAGAGTATTAAATGCAATGCAACTTAAAAATGGTGCTAAGGCAGAAGAAGGACCAACTTTTTCTAGTCTTACCCAACCAGTACAATTCTTACCATATTCTAAAAAGACAGATGATTGGGCAGCTTGGAATCTTGATTGGTTAGAGTTACAAGGAATTGAGTTCTTACGCATCAATGCAAGAAGACTTCTTAAGAACTATAAATTAGCAAAAGGTATTATAGATAAAACTGATTATATAGTTGAGCCTGATAATGATTACAAAGATTTAATGGACACTTTAACTCAAGAGAATGATTCAGCACTTGAGTTAAAATTTTATCCTATTGTTCCAAATGTTATAAATGTACTCACTGGTGAATTTGCTAAAAGATATTCCAAAGTTCAGTTTAGAGCTATAGATGATATCTCATATAATGAGATGTTAGAACAAAAAAGATTTCAAATAGAAGAAGCTTTATTGGCTGATGCTGAAGCACAGATGGTACGTAAGATGATTGAGATGGGAATGGATCCTGCCTCAGAAGAAGCAAAGCAACAATTAGCACCAGAAAGTTTAAAGTCTTTACCTGAAATAGAAGATTTCTTTAGTAAGTCTTATAGAAGTATGGTTGAAGAATGGGCTTCTCATCAACTTGCAGTAGATGAAGAAAGATTCAAAATGCAAGAACTTGAAGAAAGAGGATTTAGAGATATGCTTATTGCAGATAGAGAATTCTGGCATTTCCGTATGTTAGAAGATGACTATGATGTAGAGCTATGGAATCCTGTATTAACTTTCTATCAAAAATCCCCAGATCAAAGATACATTGCTGATTCTAATTATGTAGGTAAAGTAGATTTGATGACTGTATCTGATGTAGTAGATAGATATGGTTACTTAATGAGTGAGAAACAATTAAAGTCATTACAAAAAATATATCCTGCAAGATCAGCACAATATCAAGTTAACGGATATCAGAATGATGGTGCATACTATGACGCAGAAAGATCACATGAGTGGAATACTCAAATGCCTGGTCTACCATATAGACAGTTTACAAGTAATTACTGGGATGATCCAGCAAGAGGTGGTGATATACTAAGTCAAATTCTTGATGAAGGTGAGGATATCCAAATGTGGGGTGAAGGAAACTTAATGAGAGTTTCAACAATATATTGGAAGACACAAAGAAGAATTGGTCATTTAACTAAAATAGAAGATGATGGTGAAATAATACAAGAGATTGTTGATGAAACTTTTAAGATAACTAAAAAGCCCGTATATGATACTTCAATATTTAAAAACAAATCAAAAGAAAATTTATTAGCAGGTGAGCATTTAGATTGGATATGGATTAATGAAGTATGGGGTGGTGTTAAGATTGGACCAAACTTACCTGCAATGTGGAGATCTACTATGGGTGATAATATTAATCCTATTTATTTAGGTATTGATAGAACTAAACCAGGGAGATTACCATTTCAGTTTAAAGGTAATAATTCATTATATGGATGTAAGTTACCTGTTGAGGGGAGAGTATTCTCTGATAGAAATACAAGATCTACTTCTTTAGTAGACTTAATGAAAGCGTATCAAGTTGGATATAATATGGTTAATAACCAGATTGCTGACATTCTAATAGATGAATTAGGTACTGTAATTATGTTTGATCAAAATGCTTTACCACGTCACTCTATGGGAGAAGATTGGGGTAAGAATAATTATGCAAAAGCATATGTAGCAATGAAGGATTTCCAAATGCTACCTCTTGATACATCAATTACAAACACTGAGAATGCAACTAACTTTAATCATTATCAAACTCTTAATATGGAGCAAACTAATAGATTAATGTCTAGAATTCAACTTGCAAATTATTTTAAACAACAATGCTTTGATGCAATTGGTATAAACCCACAACGTTTAGGTGGTGCTGTATCTGCACAAACTGCTACAGGTGTAGTACAAGCAATGCAGCAATCATATGCACAAACAGAGATGTATTTTGTACAGCATTCAGATCATTTAATGCCAAGAGTACATCAAATGAGAACTGATTTAGCACAGCATTATTATAGTACTAATCCAAGTGTAAGACTTTCTTATATATCTACAGAAGCTGAGAAAGTAAACTTTACTATAAATGGTACAGATCTACTACTTAGAGATTTTAATGTATTTGCTACCACTAAAACAAATCACAGAGCTATCCTTGAAAATCTTAAACAATTAGCACTTACTAATAATACAAGTGGTGCAAGTATATATGAGCTTGGTAATATTGTTAAAGCTGACTCAATTGCTGAAGTTTCTGACATATTAAAAGATTCTGAAATAAGAATACAGAAACAAAGACAGCAAGATATGCAACAGCAACGTGAGATGCAAGAGCAACAACTACAAGCAAAATCTCAAGAAGAGCAACAAAAGCTACAAGTTGAGATGTCAGAAAATGAAAAAGATAGAAAAAATGATGTCCTT